GTTTTACCTACACTTTCCGGGTACATTGCAATAAAGTCTCCATCTCCATACCTTAAATAAGTAAAGGGTTTATCTTGCTTTAAAAAATCTATTAACTTTTGAGTAGTTTCTTTATTATCTATTATCATCTGAAATTGTTTTTATAATATAGTTGCAAATTTTTTCTGCCAACCATTATGTATTGTTAATTTTTTATTTAATTTTTTAGATAAAACTTGAGCTATATGTAAAGAAGCTTCAGCATGTACGTCATCAACAAGAATGGGACAATCTAAATGAAATAAATCTAAATTTTTAAGTAAGGGAACCCTATTAGGGGATCCTTTGGGACCATCTATAATTAAAAAATCATAATCCGTAGGTAATTTTTCTTTAAGTATTTCTACATTATACCACCCAGAAGTTATAGGAGCGTATATATAATTAACCCCCTTTACTGAGTTAACCCAATTTATATCGTTTTCTATAGTAGTTACATTATAAAAACGGTTTAATTCAATTGTACCTTTTCCCGCTCCTATTTCTAAAATATTACTTTCTTTTGGTATGTTATCTAATATCCATTTAAATCCTTCTATAGACATAGACCAATGATCTAAATTATTTAAATTTATACCTAATTTACTTAATTCTTGCTTTAATTTTTCCATATTATTCACTTACTGCTCTACCTTTATCTGCTTCCCAATCTTTTTCAGGTCGCACTGTTAAATTTGTTATCCATCCCCCCTTTATAGTATTAAGAGGTGTACCTAATTCTTTAGCTAATGTTATTAGGGCATTAACATCTTTTGGGAAACAAGTGCCACCATATCCTAATCTACCATCTGGTCCTGGAACATGCAAATGACTATCTCCTACTCTACCATCTGAGGCAAACCCATATAATGCATCCTTCCAATTTGCTCCCAATTTATCAGCTAATAACTTAAATTCATTTAAAATACTAACCTTAGTAGCAAAAAAGGTATTATTCATATATTTAATTAATTCGGCTGTAGTTGAATCTGTTTCAATTATATGACGATTCATAAATCTATTTTCATATAACTTCCTTACTCTTTTAATGTCTTCCTTTTCTCCCCCAAAAACTATTCTTGCTTGGGTTAACATATCTAATTTTGCAGTTCTTTCAGTGAGAAATTCAGGACAAAAAATTATATTAAGGTGGGAAAATTTCTTAGATAATGATTTTGTGGTACCTGGTAATATAGTAGATTTAATAATATAAATAGGCCCTTCAACAGCTTCATTAAATACTTTTTCTATAAATGAAATATCTTGGGATCCATCTTTATACATGGGTGTAGGAACACATATAAATATAAACTCACATTCATCAATTTCTTCTTTAGTATGAGTAGATTTTAAAGAGTCTATATCATAAATTCTAACTTCATTTGTTGGGGAAAAAGCAAAGGCTTGGCTTTCCCCTACAAACCCATTCCCAATAATTCCTACTTTAAATTTATTATTTTTCATTAAATTGTTGTTTTATTATTTTATATACATCTTCTACATTGGGATGACATTCAAAAGTAGGCCTATTATCTAAACATTTAGCTAATGGGGGATTACTTTGAATAGAATTATGTATTTTAATATTATATTTCATATTACTGGCACAAAATTCTTTACAAGATCCTCCTATAAATTTATATTTATATTCTTGGGTACCCTTTCTATAAGGTGCTCTATATTTGTAATGTATCGAACTTCCTAATTGTAATATACGAACATCAGTTGTACCTGCCAAATGTAAAATTCCAGTATCCATAGTAATTAATAACTTTGCCTGATTATTCATCATCCACCTTATATGGGATAATCCAACTATAGGGTTATTCATTAAATTTTGTCCAAGCTCAATTTTAATAGGTAATGCCTCTTTTACAGTTGTACCATACCCATGTTCTACTGTATTTTTTCCTATAGCTATTACTGGGATATTATCATTATTAAGTAAATTGATTAGTTTTTGCCATTTATTTAAATCCCAAGTTCTAGAACCCCATGTTGTAGTAGGGTGTATCAAAACATAATCACTAAAATCTAAATTTATTTTATCTTCGATATAGAGATCCATTTCCATTTCTTCTTGAGTTAAGGCAAACCCTAATGATACGGCATGAAATTGTCTAATATCCATATTTTGGTGACGGAATGATGTTGTAATGTTATTTAATGTATGGTCTACTCCTGCTATATGATTAAATGTATTATGAATCTCATAATTTTTTTCTGGGTAAGACATAGGTAGAGATTCAGATATTAAAGGATGGTCATTAAATAATTCAGGGTGGTGCGAAAAAACAGTTAGGGGTAAATTATCATAAACTTTAGAAATTTTACGTATTGTGGGAATCGATGCTATAGTATCACCTAATCCCCTACTACCTACTTTAATACCAACTTTTTTATTTTTTTGTAAAGCACAATTCATTATAATTGTTTGGTTTCAATTTTATGATATCTTTCATTTTGTACTTCTTGCTTTTCTATAGTTTTATTATGAGTAATACTAAATTCCTCATTTAAAGGTAAAGTTGCATATGTTTTATACCCTGTAATCATTCCATGGACTTGATGGCCTCTCCAAGCTATACTAGGATCATTACGGTATATTCTTTTTTGTTGGTCTGGCCAATTAACCCAACCTTTTTCATTTACATTCCATCTCCACTGTTGAATGTGACTTTGAGTTAAGTTTTTAACTATATTTTTTCTGGGGCCAATTAAAATATCAACTTTATTAGATTCTAATATTAATTTTAGGTTTTTAACTAAATATTCATTTGGGATTTCATCAGCATCTATTTGAAATATATAATCACCTGTACATTCGGAGTTCATATAATTTTTATTTTCTAAAAAGTTTTGCTTAAAATCAAATGGAAAAGATCTTACTTTATCTTGGTGGTGGTCTATTACATCTAGTACTTCACCAGTTACTCTATTATTATCATAAACAATAACTATTTCATCTTCTTTATCTATAAGGGGGCTTATAAATTCTATTAAATGTTGAAGTTCTTCATGTTCATTACAAACAGTTATTCCATAACTTATTCTCATTATAAATCTATATTTACAGGATTAATAAAAGTATTTTCGTGTTTTTTATGAAATTTTAAACTAAAAGAATGAGGGGTTAGAAATGAAGGTAAGGAAATATCTTTATTTTTAATTTGACCACTCATATAAGGGGAAGCCATAATTTTTTCTTCATGTATTAAATTATTTTGTTTATCTTTAACTTGTAAGATAGCATAATTAAATTCACAAGCACAAGATACTTGACCCCTAATTTTATTCCATTTAGATGACCAATCTAAATTAAGGGGTTTTTGAGAAATTGACATAGATTTAAAATTTAAATTATTTAATTTTTCTTTTCTTCTGTTACAACCACAATCTTCTTTACCTCTTAATTTAGCTATATACATAGCTAACCTTTTACCTTGACCTAAAGTAAATACAGATATTATTTTTTCAGTTAAATCTCCTAATTTCATGGTATAACTTCAATGTATGATAAGGCATCCATAAAATCACCTTCATCGTAACGACTTAAAGTAGACATATCCGCTTTATAATCACTTTTTAGTTTCTTTTTTTCATCAATAGTACAAGGGACTACTTTTACAGCAGCCCAATACCAGTTATCTCTTCCATTCCCACTAGCAAATATCATTCCCTTATCATTAATATTTACAGATGTAGGTACCCAAATTTTCCCAGATTCTTCTTCTTCGTCCATCAATTCTTTATATAATTCAGGTAATACTTCTAATTGTTCCTTTAAAAATTCACTTCCACTAATCATAGCTGAATTATGTTGAAATCCACATCCAATACAATATTCAATATTAATATCTTTTGTTACTTCTTGATTATAACAGGCATCGGACCCACACCTAGTGCATTCTTTTAATTCATCAAAATTCATATTATAATTTTTTTAATTGAGGTAATTCTAATTGAGGTAATTCTAATTGAGGTAATTGAAAATCTACTTGTTTAGGAAATTCAGGTACAGATACACTTAACAATTTATCAACTAATTTTTCCATTTTATCATAACTAAAATTAGATTTACTAAATTGTTTTTGTTGTTTTGACCTTAATACAAATTGTTTATATTTTTTATAACAATCTTTTAAATTCTTCCCAATAGCAGCTTCATTAGGTCTAAACCATTGAGCTTCTTTTATTAACCAGTTATTAGCAGCACTACTATGTACATTTTCTAATTCTCCTGGGAGCAGGGTGCTAAAATTAGGTTTTAAAAAATCTAAATGTCCTGACCACCCTGAGGCTATAATAGGTTTTCCTGTTAGACTAAATTCTAATAGAGGTCTTCCAAAACCTTCACCTTTAGTTAAACTTACCATAGCCTTAACCTTAGAGTGATTATATAATTCATTCATTTCACTATCATTAAATTCTCCATTAAGTAAATAAATATTAGGTAATGAAGTTGAATTAACTGTATTTTTTATAAACTTAATCTTATCCAAAATATTATCTCTACTTATATAAGAAGCTACTCCCATAGATGCCTTTAAAATTAGTGCTGGTTTTGGTTTATTGGGTCCTTTAAATGTTTCATAAAAAGATTTTACTAATAAGGCTAAATTTTTTCGATCATGACCAAAATCTCCTTGTATCCAATGTCCTACATTTAAAAAACAAAATGATTCTTTAATATCTTCTAAATCAATTACTTTTATATCACCCTTTGAAACAGGTTTATAAACATCTAAATTTGCACCCTCAAAAATTACTTCAATTGGTTTTTCCACTCTTATATTTCCTTCTAAGACTTTTGTTTGTTTATTTCTTTTTTCATAATTTAAACTTTCAAACATTCCTTTAGCAAAATTAGAAGAAACCCAATTACTATCCATTCTATTTAAACCCTCAATCCATTCAGGTTTACATACTGTAGCCTCAATACCCGCAGTACATCCTATGTTATACTTCCCTACAGCTTGAAATTCATTTGGTATTGTGATTTGCATCCAAATATCTGGTTGAGATTCAATTTTATCTATTCTATAACTATTTAGATATTCCCATTCAGAATGGTCATTACAAAAACTCCAAGAAGTATTACCCCACCTTTGAGGTAAAAGTTTTACTTCATATCGACCGGTATTAATAATAGCTTTAACTATATCACGGGAACGGGCACCATAACCTGAATAGGTATCATAGGGACAACTTATTACAAAACTTGGTTTACTCATTAATAGTGTATTTTATGTGTTAAAAATTTTCCTTTATATTCAGTAGCATTAACCAACTGGTATTTTTCTTTAGGTTCCCATTTAGTAAATAATTCATTAAATGCCTCTATTACCCTATTTGCTTGATGTTTAGAAGTAAAACCGGCTTCATTACTAATAGCCCATTCTCTACCTTTTAATCCTAATTTATTTCTATCTTTTTTAGATAAGTTGTAAACTTTAATTAGTTGTTCAGTAGCATCTTCCCATCTACATCTATCATCAAAAATATAGGGGGTTGGAGGAGAACCTTGAATTGATCTTGATGTTGGATAAACTGGGAATGCCCATTCACCATGTTCTTTATAAGTACCCCTATGGTTAGAAGGTACATTAGCACTTGGCGTAAACCATTTTCCATTTTCATCTACAAATCTCATTTGATCTTGCATTCCACCCGTTGTATTAGCAATAATAGGAGTACCTGCTAATATGGCTTCAGTAAGGGTTAAGCCCCAACCCTCATTAGAAGTAAGTAATATTTGAACATCAGCAATGTTATATAAATAGTTTAATTCTGTGGTTGATAGCTTTTTATGGGAAAATTGGATTGCTTTAGGATAACTTTCTGTAAAGAAGTACTCTGCTACCTTATACAAATCAGTCCCATGGTCAGTAACAGCTTCTGTATGTAAAACCATTCTACACTTATCCGCTTTTTCTTTTGGAAGTGTATCTAGAAAAGCTCTAAAAGCTAACATGGTATCGGGGATTTGTTTACGCCTAATATTTCTAGAGTTAAAGAATACTACAAATTCAGGAATATCTTTTTTAAAGAAATTTATTTTAAATTTTTTTAATTCTTTATCTTCAGGGTTTATAGGTTTATAAATATCTGGGTTTAAACCGTGGGGTATATATTTAAAAATCCTATTACCCTTATCTTCTCCTAATACTATTTTATTAATATTAACTGTTTGCTTTGAAATACCCATTAACAAATCACAAGCTTCATAAAATGCTTTATTATACATGGGTGCTGGGTAATCATCCCAAATATTTAAATAGGTAATTGGGGTTGTTTTACGAATTTCATTTTCCATATTAAAAACCCAACCAAAATATCTCGGATCAGTAATTAACATAATAGCATCAGGTGATTCTTTTTTTATTAAATTTCTTAATAAATCGGGGGTACCATAACCATCAACAGGATAAATACTAACTGAAGAATCATCAATTTTTGACTCTTTATTAATACTTTCATCAAGTGATATTAATTTCCCTTTATCAGGGTGTTTTATAGCTCCTGCTATTTGGACCCAATTAAAATGGTGTGCAGTATGAATTACAATTTCTTTAGCAACTGTTGCTACCCCAGAATGTACTCTTATATCATCACAAATTAATAATATTTTCTTCCTTTTGTCCTTAGGAAGATGTTCAAAACTTTTATTCATTGTTTTTTGGATTTATAGTTCGAGTTTAGTTTGATTATTAATTGATTTACGGAAATCTTCATCTGTAAGATACAAAAACAAAGCCCGATCGGCAAGTTTTTGGAAGGAAAATTTACGTTTTACACATTCAATTTTAAAATTCTCGAATAAATCGCTTTTGACTTTAACACTCGTTAGTGTCATATCTTTTTTTGCGCTCATAATCTTTATTTTATAACATTATTTAGGTATACATATATACGAAAATTAGTAGATTATACCTTCTCCACAATTTTCTTTATCTTCTTTATAGGGGCAAAAGTTACAATTCCATTTACTTGGGGATTTTGGATATTCTATATCTTTTATGTCTCCATTAGAATTAAAACATTCATTTATAAAATTATTTATAGCTTTTTTAGCTCTTCCTAATTTAATTTTACCACTTGGTGGGCTAAATTGCTGTACCCTATATGCTTGATGAGGTGACATTATTTTTTCATCATCCCAATCCATTACTTTTCTTTTAACAATAAAAAACTCAATTTCAATTTTATCTAAAGGTATCCCATACTGTTCTGAGAAATATTGTTTGTATAGAAGTAATTGATATTGTTTATCTTCATTTTTTTTATCCTGATCCCTCCACCCACGGGTGCTTGTTTTAATATCGATTATTTTAAATGTCTCTGTTTCCTCATGGTACATGACGACATCTAAGAAACCCGCGTATAATATGTTGTTATACATTTTATTTGGCGCAATTACTAATGGTATTTCGCAACCAACTAAATGCCAACCACGTTTAGAGAAGTACCTAGATCTTTTTTTCTTAAACCAATTTAAAATACCCATCCCATCATCAAAAAATTCTCTCATTTCTTCGGCTGAGGAAAAATGTTGGTCTTTGTTTTTATTATATTGATTTCGATATTCACCTATAAATTTTTCTTGGAAAAATTCTTCCATATCAATTGAGTTATCAGCTGCAGCAAATGATTTATCATATGCCACATCTAAATAATGTTGCATAACTTCATGAATGGCCGTCCCAAATACAGTATGAATTGAAGAAGTAAAACGTTTAATTTTATCCTTATATTGTAATTTCCACCTATGGGGGCATCCTCTAAATATAGACATCTGGGAATATGATATATTCTTTTGATATGCATAATTAACGGGTGTTGGAGGATTATTTCTAATCTCCTTTATAATCTTTGGAATTTTTTTAGCCAAACTATTTTTTCCATTTATCTCGACCTACCTAAAAGGACCGATTATTCCATAATTGGCAATATCTATAAATGTATCTTGCATACCTTCACCTTCAACAAATGATCTACCATTAATTAGTAAATTTTTTAAACGTGATATTTTATCGGTTAATCTAATACATAACCCAGTTAGAGAGAATTGTTTATCATCGCTATTATTAACGATATCTCCGCCTAAAGCAATATTATTTAAACCATAGTCCATATGCTTACGGGCAAACATTTCATACATTTCTTTTTGAATTTTTTTAAACTCCTTAGATAATTCAGGGTACTCTTTTTCGAATACCTGTACACTTAATTTTGCTGATACACCTCTTTTAGCATCCATAATTTCTCTATCGCTCATATTTCTTCTTTTAGCATCCTCTTCCATTTCATAAAACTTTGTTATAGTATCACCCATTGATTTGTTCTTTACTGTCTGAAAAGTATATATTTAATACTGCAAGTCTATCATCAGCATCAACTAGATTTATAAGTGCTTCTTCAGCATTTTTATAAAAATCTTCGGTTGAATGATCTCCAATACCAACTGCTTTATTACCTAATAATTCAAGTGATAATAACGCTTTTGCTTTATCTGCTTCTGCAGATGTTTTTAACATAGTGTATAATTCTTTTGTCATTTTAATAATGGTTTTATTTCTTTTTTATCTAACCCTTTATTCGTTAATATACGACTTATTTCAGGGGGTAGCCAATATATTTATATATTCTTTTGCTTCTTTAGAAGAACATTCGAAGTAATTTTTGATATGGTCTATTAAGTCTTTTTTAGGTTGTTTTGTTTTGGATTTAATATATTTATTCCATTTATTATTTTTAGGGATAAATTCTTTATAAATAGAATATATCATTCTTTTCTCCTGTGGGGGGAAATCCTGTACATAATTAACAACTTCAATATAATCTGGGTTCATGCTAATAAACCTATGTATCATATAACTATTCCAAACCTCCCAATCTTTTTCAGAAAATGACTCGACAGGAGGTTTAGTAGTATTAATACACTTTAACCAATCAAAGATACTTTTCATTAAACTAATTCATCAGCTAATTCCTCTCTTAAGTCTCTAGGAACTGAATCTGTTAAAATTTTATTAGTTGATGGGTCAAAAAATACAGGAATAGGCATTAAGGCATCTTCATTTGTTCCTGTAACAAATTTAGATACTTTACGTAAAATTACTCCTTGTAAAAATACACTCCCACCACTTGAATTTTTTACTTCTGTGGTGTTTTTTAAATCAATAGCTGGTTGTTGAGCTGGTTGTTCCATAATTATTTATTATTTATTAAGTTTTGAATTAACGACATTGTATTTATTTCCTTGTCGATTCGGAAATTTGCTTTATATTGGTGTTCATTTATTAAAATAGATGCTGTACCTTCTTTATCTTGTAAATATTCAGATGACCTTTCATATAGTGCTCTGAATAACTCATCAAAATCATCAACATTAGCATCAGCTATAATTTGACGAATTGTTTTAAAATCAGCTTTACCTTTCAATTCAGTAATAACTTTATTTATATAATTAGATGATACTAATGTAGATTTATCTAAACGGATTACATTCATATAATTTGTAGGATGTAATTCATCTTCTACTTTAGCATTAGCTAATTGTAAAGTATTAATACATTTACGTAAATCAGGATAATATTGATTAACTACTAGTTTTATATCTTCAGGGTTATAACCTATACTTTCTTGGTTTAAAATCCAAGCTAAATGTTTAGCAACATCTTTTTTAGTTGGGGGTACAATTTTAAGTACTTGACATCTAGATTGTAGAGGATCAATAATACGCTCTACAAAATTACAGGTCATGATAAACCTTGTCGTACGTGAGAAAGTTTCAATAATATTACGGAGCGAAGCTTGCGCCTGTATAGTAAGAAAATCAGCTTCATCCAAAATAACCACTTTAAGTGGTTTAAAAGAAGCAACGCTTGCAAAGCTTTGTACTTTATCACGAATCGTTTCAATCCCTCGTTCATCAGAGGCATTGATATAAAGATGATCGCAATCAAGATTTTGAACACAAAGTTTTGCCAAAGTAGTTTTTCCTGTACCAGCGGGTCCATAAAATATTAAATTTAAAATATCATTCTGTTCTAAATACTTAGATATTGATTTTTTAATATTTTCATTTCCAACATAGTTTTCTAACTTGGATGGTCTATATTTTTCTACTAATAGGCTATTCTCCGAACTCCCCATATATGTTATATGTTTTAATTGGTTCTGGTTTAATTTCTATTTCTTGTTGTTCTATAATATACAATTTACTATTTAGAGGTTCTAATCGATAGTGACCTTTAAATCCTGTTTTATGCATATACGCTTCTAAGGTATCTGTTATACTTTTGTAAATCCTACCTTCGGGTTCATCTGCTAACTGCCACCTGTCACCAGGTGGCTTTCTATTAGCAATTAATATTTTACCTTCAATTAATTCTGTTTTCATTGTGGTAATATACGAAATTATTTGGACTCAGCCACAGATGCTTTCTTATAATCTGTAATCACACGTTTGATAGCTTGTGCTGCTTTTCGAGCTCGTCCTTGACTTGCTTTAGTTGTTCCATCATTTTCCGCTGCTAAGATATTGAAATTTGTTTCAATAATCTCAAAGATTTCATTTTTTGTCATTTTTTACTTTTTATTTATTAATTATTAATTATTACATCATACCCATCATGGAAGGATCCATTTGGGGTTGATTGTTGTCTTCACTTGGTTCATTTACCTACTGTACATTCTGTAAGTAATACTGTACCCGCAACTGATGCTGCGTTTTGTAGTGCTGTTCTAGCTACTTTAGTTGGATCAATAATACCAGCTTCTTTCATATCTACTGTTTCGTCTGTTTTAATATTATATCCGGCCCAAGTATCATTACCTGAATTTACCAACTGGTCTGCTAAAATTTGTCCTTTAATGGTATCATAACCAGCATTAACTAAAATTTGGTTAAATGGTTTAGCACATGCTTCAATTACAATTTGAGCCCCTGTTGTCTTAGCTTCTAAGCCTGAAGAGGCATATAATAATGCTGTTCCTCCTCCAGGTACAATTCCTTCTTCAATAGCAGCTTTTGTTGCATGTAATGCATCATCAACTCTATCTTTTTTCTCCTTCATTTCGGTTTCAGTGTTTCCACCTACATGAATAATCGCTACTCCTCCTGTGAATTTCGCGAGTCTTTCTTGAAGTTTTTCTGTTTCGAACGCCGTTGTTGCTTTACTGACTTGTTGTTGTAACTCCTCAATACGTGCTTCAATTGGTTCAATTCCTCCTTTTCCATCTACAATTGTTGTTTGTTCTTTTCCTATTGTTACTGTTCGAGCTTCACCAAACCAATCCCAACTAAATTTATCTAGTTTCATTCCTTTTTGTTTATCAAAAACTACACCTCCAGTTGTAATGGCAATATCTTCTAGGACCAGTTTACGTCTATCTCCAAAATCAGGTGCTTTTACAGCACATACTTTCATTGTACCTCTCATTTTATTAACAATAAGAGTAGCTAAAGCTTCATTATCAATATCTTCAGCAATAATTAAAAGTGACCTAGCTTGGGTGGATACACTTTCTAGAATAGGTAATAACTCTTTTACTTGGGTCAATTTCTGGTCAGCAATTAGAATTAAGGGGTTCTCTAATGTAGAAGTCATTGTGTTATTATTAGTAACAAAATAAGGTGATTTATACCCTCTATCAAACTGTAACCCTTCAACAGTTTCTAAATACGTTTCACCTGTTTTAGACTCTTCAATATGAACAACCCCTTCCATTCCAACTTTTTCAATTGCGGTAGCAATTAACTTTCCAGTTTCAGGATCATTATTAGCAGAAATCGTTGCGATTTGTTCTAATTGTTCTTCACCTGAAATATCTTCTGCAATATTATTTTTAAGATTATTTACTACTTCTTTAACAGTAGTATCAATATCCCTTTTAATTTGTACTGCATTTTCATTATTGTTTAAAGCATTCAATCCTGCTTTTATCATTTCTCTAGCTAATAAAGTAGAAGTAGTTGTACCATCTCCTGCTTTTTCTGCTGTTTTAATTGCAGCTTGTTTTACTAACTGTACCCCCAATTCTTGATTGGGGTCTTTTAATGTAATTGATTTAGCAACAGTAACTCCATCCTTGGTTGATTGAGGGGCTCCTTGTTCGTTTGCTATTACTACATTTCTTCCATTTGGTCCTAAGGTTGATACAACTGCGTCTGCTAATATATCAATTCCTTTTACTAAATTGGTTCTAGCTTTTGAACCTAATATAACTTGTTTACTCATTTGATAAATCTTTAATTTCTTCTTTAGTTAATGATTCTTTAGTTTCTTCTAATATTTCTGCAACATCTATAGTTTCAGTAATCTTAGCCAAGATTTGGTTTTCGGGGCCAACATAGTATTCTTCTCCATCATAAGGTAATTTAGTGAATCCCATTGTTGGTAATACTACTTTATCTCCTACTTTTAGTATAGTTGGGATAAAATCACCTGTAATTGTTGGTTTTCCTGGTCCTATGGCTATAACTTCTCCAGTTTCATTCTTTTCTTTTCCAACATCGGGGACTATAATATTCCCATAAGTTGTTTCTTCAATTTCGATAGGTTTAACTATAACCGCATCAAATAGTGCTTCTAAGGCCATCTGTATAATTTTTAATGTTAGTTTCTATTAATTTAAATTCATTTAAAAACTCAGAGAGTGATTCGTAATCCTTTCGAGTATGTAATTTTTCTTTAGCAATTTTAGTAAGTGCTTGTTGAAATTCAGGATAATATCCCTGGGGTTTTGAATACTCAGTCCCATTCCCCTTTGATCTAAAATGATCTTTATTAGGAGTTATTCTTTCGTTAACTGTAAAACACATTTCATCTTTTGTGATAAAATAGGGTTCCATTAAAGGGTCGGAGATTGTAGTGAGTGATTTTGCTTTTCTAGCCATATAACTTATTTATTTAGACGTGAATATACGAATAATATTGCGCTAGGACACGCTTTTTTAATAAAACTTATTACTTAATTTTAATGGTTTTTGGCTTTTTAGATTCGGCAATTGGAATAAAAATATGAAGTAAGCCATCCTTCATTTCAGCTGATAGGCTTTCAAGTTCAAATTTAGCTGCTACTTTATAACCTAAGTTAAAAGATCGTTTAGCTAATCCTTTATAGATATAGCCAGAATAATCTTCTTCTTCTTTTGGTTTATCATAGATAATTTTTAAAAGATCTCCATCTATTTCTAGTTGGATGTCTTTTTTAGTTAGACCAGTACAGGCAATCTCAAAGTGAAGCCCTTCTTCGTCATAAAAAATATCTAGTGGGTGTGGTTGTTTGTTGTCAAACGTGGTTGGTTGAAAAGATCCGTCTGCTTTAAAAAAGTTTCGGAATAGTAAGTCGAACGGTGTACGTTCATTGAATAATGTACTCATATCATTTAGTTTTGTGAGGCCGGAGCTCTCGGTTAATTTAATTTAAACATAACAGCGTGTCCTAAACTCCAATATTATGTTCTATTATACATATATTAATTTTCTTCTTTTATCCATTTATTATCTGAATCTAGTTTTACTTTACCCACAAATAATTGGTTCCAATATTCAGGTTCAATAAGAGATAAAAATAAATTTCCATCTTCTCGTTGATATAAAAAGTAAATATGTCCTTTTACAGGAATAAAACTAAAATCAGCTTTATTTACTAGTTCATTCCATTTATATAATGAAATTAACCTAGCATATTCTTCTTTTAATTCAGCAAATTTAGTTGCTAAATAGTTATTTACGTCTACTGTTTGTTTAGCTACCCATGAATTAGTATCTTCTAATTCTATTTTTGGAGCAGCAACACTATCCCCATAAGGCATAATTGCCTTATTTTCAGCGTACATATCTGGTTTCTTACTCATTTCTTGCAATAAAGTATTCACTATTTACTTCTTCTGAATAAAAGTTTAATTTTAACATTCCTTGTTCTGATAGTTTTAGTTTACCACTATCCATATCTTTATTAGCATTTAGGATATCTTTAAACACATCAGAATCAAATGGAATGGAAATATCATTTTTAGTTATATTACCATTAATTTGATATGTAATTTTATTAGAAAACCCTGTATTATCACCAAATATAAATTCACAAATATTATTACCATCCATATCTGTATTACTTGTAATCAACATATTATTTACATCTGCTAATGCACTTTTAGCTTTAATTAAATGATCAATATCTTCTCTAGCTAAATCCAACTCCATTTCAAACGAATCAGGATCTTCATAATAAGTATTCTTACCTAAAATAAGAATATCAGCTAATGAATAAGTTAAATCAAAATTAGAATCAGCAAAATGTATTTTAGTATAAACCGCTTTTATTTTTTCTAATGATACCATCAAATCACCATTAGTAATGGATATTAATTTACTTAATTTATGTGTGTCAAATACACCTAATTCTGCATCCTCTAATGGGAAATTACTATGTTCTATCTTACATACTCTACCTGATTCACCTGCGTAAATAGTAAGTTGGTTGTCTTTAATTCTCCATTTTACCTGGTTGTTTAAACCATTTAGGTAATATTTGGAAATAACTGATGTGAGTGTACTCTTATTTATCATAACGGTAATATACGAATTTTATCTTAAATTTCAAACGAACTTAATGCATTTGTATAAGGATTTAAATCTAATGACCATTGTAAATCACTAAAAAATCCTTCTAATTTATTTAATAATATCGAATCAAACACTTTTTGCCTATCAGCATATCTATCTAAAAAATCTTGTACTTTTTCAGGAATATCATAATCAAAAAATGCTAATGCTTCTATTTTATACGGGTTATCTTTACAATAGATCCATTTTACTTTATCAGCCATTGTAATTAAATTATGTTTTCTATCTAATTTCCATAATTTTAATAAATCATTATATCTAATAGCTGCTCTTACAGGTGCAGGAGCACCTTTAAGTATTTCAGTAAACATTTCCCCTGCTCTAGCACTTGTGCCTGAGTATTTTTCTAGTTTTTTTACAGCTGTTGGGTTGCCTAATTTAGTTAAAGAGATTTCACCTCCTAGTATTTGTTTTTTAAATATTTTTATTTGACTTAAAATATTAGCTTTTTCTTCACCTTTAAGTACTTGTTGGAGAATATCATTAAAAAATTCTCCTAATATAGGTGGAAAATTTGCTTTCATAAACTCTAGACCCTTAATATCTAAAGTTTCTTTTTCAATACCTTCTTGTTTAGTAATCCACTGTGCATAACGTCTAGTAGCTCTAAAATAAGCTGATCTAATTACACACTCAGTTTTCATTTCAAGTCTATGTTCTGGGACATTAAAACATTCTTGGGCTAAAATATCATAATGATCTGTAATAATATCTTGATATTTAAGTGCTACTTTTTCTAAAATATCATCCTTTTCTTTATTACTAAATTCCTCAAAATTGGGATATAGGTGAAGTAATATAGGTTCAGCATTAAAATAATTAGAATCAGTATCAACATAAGCACAGTAATTTTCATCATCTGTATCACATATCCACCATGGTGTTTCTTCTAAATGTTTCATTTATAATCTTTATATGATTTTTCTTCTACTAAACTAGATGAGGTCATTAAATTAATTAATTTTTTAACTTCACATCTTTTATCATTGGTAATATAAACAGAACGGGCTAGTTCTACAAATTCTTTATCAAAATTCTTTTCACGTTCACAATCTCTAATCCAATCTTCTATGTCCCAAAGCTGACCATTAATTTTAGCCAATGCTAAATAATGGACTTGTAATTCCCCACCATATATTTTAAATAATTCATTACATAAGGGATTTAAGATATCAAATTCCTTTTGAATATTAACCAATTTTTCTTTATCCTTAATTTTATCTAATTTTAATTCTAGAATAGTAATTTTATCTAGTAATTCTCCGTTTGATATTTCTACTCTCATATTAAAATGATCTTTCTCCTGGTATTGGGGGTAAATTAACTGGGGTTTGTCTGTTTGAATCTAAATCACTTCTTTCTTCGATTTCTATCTTATATTTAACCCCCGCAACTTTAAATGTTCCCCCCTTGTTTAAGCATTTTTCTGAATAGGTTTTCTTGGATTTGGTTCCAATCTTCACTTCTAGTAATTAAAACATCTTTAGGAACGGGCTGACCGTTTTCTGTAATATGCATGTTTTTTCTAATTGATTGTTTTTTTAATGCCATTATATTTCTAATTTTAATTCCCCACGCATAACTTTATTCATATGACGGTTAGCACATAGAGCTGATTCTTGTATAATTCTGTGACCTGATAATGTAATTGCTTCACTTAATATAGAATGGTTCATTCCATATCTAAATGAAGGTAATGCTGTGGCACCATATAAACTATTAAGCAAAATTTTCATTGTATATTGCATTAAATGATTATATTCACCTGCTTCTTTATCTCCAGACTTATATGCTTTTTTCATACGTCCTTTATATAAAACACGTTCTTCAAACCATTTTTTAAGTATAGTTGACAATACTGCTTCTTTATCTGTTCTAAACATTGAACCATTAGCTGCTACAGCTAAGTTTTGGGATTCAATTATTTTTACTAATTCTCCAGCTTCAACATTAGTTTGACGTCGTTTTCCATTTTCAACTAATAATAAATCTTTAGGGTCACGTTTTTTTAAATCGTTAAGACCCAACCTATTATTACGGTCATCTACATCTATAATACGACCCACGAATGTTTCTTTACCAATGTTAATTGACATAATTATAGATGGATACAGTGATGTTAAATCTTCATCAAACATATACTTGTATAATCCCGCTTTAGGGCAAAAAAGGTATCCTCCAGCATAACCATCTTTCTTTTGGGGGTTGGGTTCTTTGGGTGGCGGGATTATATTTTGTGACAATAAATAAGCTGAAATTGCTCCATCTTGGGTAACACTATTGGCATAAACTTCACTATAGTTATGTTTACCTTTATGTGACAAATTTTTAGTTAAGGCAATATATTGTAATTTTTCATCTAACTTTTGGAGTATTTCAACATCAACAAAATTATACTGAATAAATTTATGTATGTCTGTTTCAAACAATTGGTCTAGATTTCCTTCATATTCAACCTTACCCATACCAACATATTTTTCCCCAATGGCATCTAATTTCCAGCTTGGTTCATCCTTCCAACTATACTTTTTATGTAAACGAATATAATCAAGTGATTCAACTCCTACAATATCAACATATTGATTTTGTTTAAAGAAGTATTTAGAGAATTTTTTAGATTCTACTTTACCTAAAGGTGATAAGTGATCAGCAAATTCTTTACCTATTGTATTACACATTCTATAATATAAATAAGGTATATCAAAGTAATCTGAGTTATAACCAATTAAAATGTCTGGGTCTATGTCTCTAATAACCTCAATAAATTTGGCTAATAATTGGCTTTCAGTACTACAAGGTATAATTTCTTTATTTTTAGCTTTAGTATGCTTAAGTTGGTTCTTTCTATCAAGAATTAAAATATGCCAAGTATCAGGTGTTTTATCCCACCAAGCTATTGAAGTAATAGGCATTGGAGCACTCTCAATATAATCTTCAGTTAATGCTCCCCCAATCTCACACTCAATATCAAAAAATACTTCTCTATGCCCTGAAGAGGGTACATCATTAGTTCCATATCTTTCTACTAGGAATTTTTGATGAATTTTCATATCATGAAAATGCAACCCAGGAGTATTTTTATCACTATAATTTGGGTTTTTTGAAAAAAACCAGTTATTGGTATACTTTAAATACTCACCATTTAATCCAATATTAGTGTGTTCTTCTTCCTTACATTCTTGGTATGCTATATTTTCATAAGGAATAACTTGGTGACCTTTACCTTCTTCCCAAAGATGCATTTCCCAAACATTATGTCCTAATTTCTTACCTTGATAACATTTTGTATACATTATATCCCAGCACTTGATTGGTGAAACTTCTGTAGTTCATCTCCTGTAAAAAACTGGGTTAAATCGGGTCT